TAACTTTAAATTTTGCTATGGCTCCAACTAATTTTTCAAATGTTGGCACCTCTGAAGGACTGACATCAATACAGTATGTACCATACCTGTTAACTCTTGTGAGAGTCCCTTTGTATAAAGGATTGAAAATTTTACAAACATCCTGCTTAAGCTTGTCAAGAAGTTCATAGCTATATTTGCCGTTTTCATTTATAGCGCGTATTGCAAGGTCACAAGGGATAGTTCTGGCATTGAGGGTAGCTCGGGAGGTTCTTTGGCCTGACAAGTTTATTGCAGTGGTTGCAAGCTTTGTAGTGCCTAAAGAGGTTCCGTCGAATTTTTCGATCAAAAACCTGCCATCGACGCCAAAGGAAATCGAGCCGATACCGTCAACTGTGTATATGATTTTTCCGTGTCTCATTAAATTATCAACCCCAATCCTATTGCATTTTTAACAACTTGCTCAACCTGTCCCAGGCTTAAAGCATCTGTAATAATGTTTACATTTGCCTGCTGCGTGTTATTGTTAATAATTGAACTCGTTGACTGATAACCGTTATTCAGGTCAGTAAACACAGTATTTGCATAGTTCTGATTAGCCTTAAGCTGTTCTATCAGTTCAGAGGTTTCTTTGTCTCTTGCTGATTTCTGAGCTTGCAGTGCCTCGATTTCTGCGTTTTTAGCATCGAGCCACGCTTTATCCTTCTGTTCTTCTTCCAACGATTCAAGCTGACGCTGAAGCTCAAAGCGTTCAAATTCCTCGAGCTGACTATACTTAAGTTGCCCCTTGATGAAATCAATACGTTCCTGAAGGTCAGACGTATCTCTCAGCTTTTCTCTTGCAGAGATTTCTTTTTCGATGGCAGCAATCCGCTCGTCAGCAGCATTGTTTTCGGCATCCGTGAGCTTTTGAATCTCCTCTATCCTGTCGTTGGTAAGCTTCTTAAAGGCTTCGTTAGCAATCTGATAAATATTATTTTCTTTTTGTGTTAGACCTTCTTTATCGGTAAAGTAATCATCATTCGAACCAGTACTATCTTCTTCACCACTGATATAACCATTATCTCCCTCATCTATATCCGCACTCATCATTTCTTTAAATTTTCTAAGCTCTGGTAATAAAAATAAAGAAACATAAGAATATTCATCATACATAACCTGGGTTATTTCTTGTGCAACCTCAGGAGGCACACCTTCTTCATAAACAAGCCTTTTTTGCTCCGCCGTTATATCTTTGAGAGTCATTTTCATTTGTCCTGTTTCTAATGTATAGTATTTTTCCCAATACTCAGCTTTTTTCGCTAAAAAATCTCTTTCTATTGCCAGCTTAGCTTCCGCATAATTATCATAGTTATCTAAATCAAAACCATATTTATCCGCTAACGCGCTTATAGCTGAATCACCCATATCCATCAACTTTTTCCAATAATCCTCATCCATATATATTTTTTTAAGCAAGGATTGTTCATAATTTACAGTATCATGTGAATAAGCAATCGCTAAGGCATCAATTATATTCTTCGATGTGGACAAACCATTAATATAATCTGTAACCTCATCTGTTAATTCAGGATAAAGCCTTATAAGATTATCTATAGTCTCATTAGATAATTTCTGGGTTTCTTCATACTCTTTTTGCGCACGTTTAACTGTTTCTGTTTTGTCGCTATAAGAATACATAACAGTATTCAAATCTTCGTATTCGCTTTCCGTATAATCAACTACATTCGCTAATCCAACATATTCTTTTTCTAAATCAGAAATAAGTTTATCCATTAAAATAATTTCATCATTCAACTCGTTATACTCGGCAGTTAATTCTGCGATTTCCGCACCTTCTGTTCCCAACAACCAAGCTTGGGCGTGCTTAGCTTCCTCCAGTTCCCAAATACCGACCCACCGAGTTTTTAAACTTCCATCATCAGAAATAACTGTAGATGATACATTGTCAGATGATGTGATTTCCTCATATAGAGCATTCATTCGCGATTTAGCCAGACTTTTTTCTTTAAAGGCATCAGCTATTGCAGCAGCTGCTGCTTCTTTTTTCACACTTGCAAGCATTTTTTCGCCTACTTCATCTATTTGAGAACCTAACTCATGATAAGCACCTGCAACATCTCCAATCAACTCAATTTGGTTTGGATATGCAGCTTCCAGTTCTGAAGCAATTTTATATAATTCTTTTTCTTCTTCTGTTGTACGATTTATCTTTAATCGAAGTTCTTCGTACCTTTTGCCTTTTGTATTAAGAATTTCTATTTCTGCCTCTGTTTCGCTAACAGATTCCGTAATGCTATTTCGAAGCTTATCAGCTGTACCTACCATTCCGCTTATATTGCTTTCTGTTTGCATTGCTGATTTTGCAAGAGAAATCAAAGCCGTATACACAGCCATCAAAGCGGATGCCAATGTAGTATATGTTTTCGCATTACTACACGTATTACTTAAATCTTTTTGTGATGCGGTAGCTTCCTTAGTAGCGCTTGTTAAAGATTTAATAATAGATATTACTGATGTTATAAGGCTACCTATTTTCATAGAAGCTTTAAACACACCATACGCTGTAACAAGTGCCATCACAGCATCTTTATGGTCCACAATAAAACCTGAAAACTTTGCAAATCCAGATATAAGTGACGCAACTAAATCAACAATTTCGTCTGACTTTTCGAAAAGTTCTTCAAAGGCATCAACACCTTCCAAAGCACCTTCGGCCAATGTAGCCTGAAATTTTGCTTTAAAAGTGTCTATTTTATCATTGAACTCATTGAGTTTATCAAGCTGAGTCTGATCAAGAATCAAACCCTCGCGCTCAAGCTCATCTCCGAAAGCTTTAAGCTGTTCCGTACCGCCGAGAATAAGAGGGTTAAGGTCTTGAGCTGACTTACCGAATATAGACATAGCATAAGCATCTCTTTGGGTTTCATCCTCAATCTTTGAAAGAGCGGAAATACACTCATCAAACACTTCCTGGTTATTGCGAAGCGTACCTGTGCTATCTGTTATAGACACGCCAAGAGCCAAAAACGCATCATAAGCATCACCTGTACCTTTTGTAGCCGTATTCATATTTTTTACAAGTTTTGCCATCGAACCGGTAAGAGTGTCAAGCGGTACATCAATTAGCTCTGCAGCATACATAAATTTCTGAATTTCGGCAGTAGAAAGTCCCGTCTGTTTAGCAAGAGTATTGATTTCATCTGCAGATGCAGCTATCTCAGCAGTATATGCAAACATACCAGCTACCGCTGTACCGGTGAATTTAACACCTGTCGCCAGTGCATTTCCTACGTTTTTATAAGCCTCTGCGGTCTTTTTGGCTGTATCTGTTTGTTCGCTAAGCTCTTTAGTGGTTTCTTTAACCTGATTCTTGAGCTGTTGTTCTTCGGTTTTAAGGCCTGCAAGCTCAAGGGTAGCTTTATCAATTTTCTTTGTAAGCTCTTCGTACTGCCTCTTCTCTTCCTCGGTAGACTGTTTGTTAAGCTTCTGCTGTTTTGAAAGTTCTTTGATTTGAGCTTCAAGCTCTTTCTGTTCGCGACGATTTTTAAGCATCGCACTATTAAGCTGCGTCAGCTCTGCTTTTACTTCGTTAGAGCCTTTTTTAAACTTACTTGAATCAAGTCCAAGTCTTGCAGTAAGGTCTCTATTATTGCTGCCCACTTGTCATACTCCTTCTGTGTCATATTCCACGATTTCTTCATCGCGTTTCTTATATCCCATAAGTTCTGCATATTTTTCAATACGCATATATATTTCTCTCAGTGTTGCTCGATAAAATTCTATTTTCGGGCGGTGCAGTATGTCGCAGTAATAGACTTGCAGAGATAACCAATCTACACCGCCACCTGAGGGTTTCCAGTCTTATCCTCGTTAATACTTGCCATGGGCAAGCTTTCTACTATTGCATTGAGTATTTTATTAACAAGCCGTTCTATGCCTATTTCGTCAAGCAAACGTCCCAAATCTGTAAGTTTGGGTAAGCAGGATGCAAAGTCCCTTGCTTCAATAAACTCTTTATTCTGCTCAAAATAAGAATCAAGAAGCATAGCTCTTAAATAATGTAATATATCATCAAAGCTCCAATCACTGGGAGCTGTGTGCTCAAGTTTAGAAAAATCCGTCATATACTCAAGATACAGACGGCTATTTAAGTTGTATTTTAAATATTTCTTTTCTCCGCCAATTTCAAAAGGAATCTTGAAACCATCTAATTCTTTAAGTGACATATAAATCTCCTTATAACATAACAGCCGCAGAGTAATATATATCCTCTGCGGCTGTGCATTAGTTTATCAACCGTCTTCGCCTGTGTCGGTAGAGGTTGTCTGTGTTGTAGCGGCCTCATCGGGGCCAATATAATCGGCTTCGGTAAACCAACTTTTGATTACATCCGCGTCAGCCGTTAAATCAACACCGAGTCTGGTGTAACGTGTCTGAGCTGTCTTAAGCGGAGCATGATACTTACCTTTAATCTGGATAGTATCATATTTCTTCTCTCCACGTTTCTTGGTGGTCTTTGATTCTGACTGCTCTGAGAACTTAGCGTACAAATATTTTACGAGATTATATTTGCCATCTGTTCTCTCTGTCATATATGCTACAGCAACAGCTGAAGGGCGGTCTGTAGTGCTTGTAACATTGGTTCCCTTAACAACGGTTTCGCCGTAAATTAAGACTCTTTCCTCAGAAGTGAGAGATGTGATATCAAAAGTAAGCTCTCCGCCCTGATTCTCGTACTCTTCCTCAGCGAAATCATCATCTGCAGCCAAAGAACCTTCTACGATTGTAGGGGTATGAGACACCCCCATCAGCTGCTTGACAAATTCATGTGCTTCACCAAACACAAGCTCTGTTTCTGTGTTGGTTTCGACAGGCCACATAACAAGCTTTTTAAGACCTACCGTAGCCTTTGCAGGAGCGTTTGATGTATTTGACATAGTTATTCCTCCTCAATAGTAATTTTATATTCTTGAACATAGCGACACTTTTCCGGATAATCTGTTTCATATATCGGAGTGCCGCTCCCTTGATATTCAAATCCCTTTGCTTTCATTCGTGAACGAATTGCCTTTTCGAGCCCTTTAACACCAGTTTGCACAAAAACATTCACTGTCAGAGTATATTCAATTGCAAGATAATCATCATCAGCGTGATTTACAGGAATATTATATAGTGAATATACAATATAAGCTTCAGGTTCGTCTGAACCGAAATCCGGCATATTTCCGTATATAGGAAGTGACAATTCCTTATACACGAAAACAAGCTCAGCATTGGTGTTTGATAATGCTTTTTCTACAAGCTCATTGATGTTATCCAAATTTCACACTCCTTACCACGTTAACGTATCCTCAAGCAAATCGAATAGCTCATCTGCAATTTCATCAACCACATCATCTATGACTGCATCAAATCCGGCTCTGATATGTGGTGTTGGCTCAACTTTACCGATTTTTCGCCCGAGGGTATCAACACCTTTTGATGTTGTACCGGGACGGCCATACTCCATAATCAAGCCTTCAAAACCTTCTTTTAATGCCTCTGTGCTATAACCTATTGAAATTCTCCAGCTTCTACTCGAACTCTTAGCAGTAAGATTACCTACCTCAATAAGGTTAGCAAGTTTTGAAGAACGTCCTTGTATGTAATGCCTTTGAGAATCTCTTATTTTTTCAGCTTTCTCTCGAAGAAGCTGAACCGCTCTCTCTTGAATGGATTTGTCGCAATTATCCAGAGCTTTCATTGCTGCATTAATCTGACTTTCAAAAGACTGCTCTGAAGCATTAATACTCATATAATTAACACCTTGAAAGCAAAAGTTTGAGTCTGTACTTATCTCTACCGGGAAGTGCGGTTTCGATTTTGTACTTTACGCCATCATATTCGGCGTGGGTTTCGTTTTTATATGACTCTTTCCACACCTCAACAGTATGCTCGATTTTTTTACCGACAGACATCATAGATGCCTGAGTTCTGATACCGGTATGGTACACATCCGCCCACACCGTCCTTTTTTCGGATTCGATGGGCGGATTGGTACCTTTTGAGGGAGTGATAAAGAAAAGGGAAATGCGTTCTTGCATATCGCCGATACCTCTATTCATCGTCTGCCTCCAGTTCCAGTTGTTCTTTTATACTTCTAAGAGTATACTGAACCTCCTCGTTTCCTTTTGGAACTGTATACTCTCGGTTCTGGTACAGCGTTGAAATCAAGGTTCGCTTGATAAGCTTTACACGTGGGTCTTCCTTGTTGTAATTCTCGCCCAGAATATGAGCTACATACTTATCAGCAACATCGATAAGAAGCTGGATGTAATCATCATCTGTGTTAAAATCCACTTTAAGGAAGTTTTTGATACGTTCAAGGGTCATTTTTATACCCCCTTATGTTCTTAGCCGTCTGTACCCTCTGTGTCGTCTTCAACAACAGCAGTTGCATCCGTAAGAGTAATCTCACCATAGCAATAGCAAGCATCAGAGCCGTCAAACTGCTGAACATCAACATACTCGATAACACGAGCAACTGTGGTGTTACTCCAGAAACCGGCATGTTCATCGGCTTTGAAAGCAACCTTACCAAGGTCAAGAAGCTTAACACCTTCTGCAACAGCACCATAGAAAATAGGAGTTGTGCCGTTTTCGTTATTTGGGAGCTGTCCGTTGGAATACTTGCTGACAGGATGACCGTTAACAATATATCGGAGAGGTTCTGTGGGGTCTTTAACCATAATAGGCTTGCCGTCGGGATACTTCTGCTCCTGAAGCCATCTGAAACCCGTCTGGTTTACGATAATCTTCATAAACGCATCGCAGGAGGGATCAATATCTTCAATCATAGAACTCTGAAGGTCATCGAATTTACTGATAGACTTAGCAGTCTTGTCTTTCTTCATAACTGCAAAAGCCATGGTGTTCTCCGTAATGATTGCACGTTTTGCAAAAATACCTACGATATACTCAAGAAGGTCTTCGTCGGCAAGAGCAAGAAGAGTGTTGCTAAGCTTGATAAAGCCTGCTTTTTCTGCAAGCTTATAGTCAATGCCCACAAACTTAATCTTGGTATCATCCTTGCCGTCTGTACCGTCAGTAAAGTCAACCAGGCCTGTGAGCTCGTCAAGATTCTCTGTAGGAAGTGTACCAGACAAAGCGCCGACTTTGATGTAGCCAATATCCTCACGGATAGACTTATACTGGCGCATCTTCTTGATGATTCTTGTATGAATTTCAACAGGGAGTAAATAGCCTTCGCCACTCTCTCCCTTGGGTGCTTCTGTTGTAGGAAGCAAGAGCGCATTTTCTGCATCTGTCAGAGTCTTACCGGTAAACTTCTTGATACAAGCTCTTACAAAATTTGCTGCTTCTGAAACGGCAGGCTTTGCCGCATGTGAAGCCACAACATTTTCCGCAGTGGCTGCTTCAAGCTCACTTAAATTCTGCAT